ATTCGTTCGTCGTTCTCGACACGCGACACTGGTGTCGGTCCAAAAACGATGTACGAGACTAACGTAGTATGATTTGCGATACCGGAACCATTTCCTCCTAGATGGAGGGGTCCCGGACACCCGACTTCAAAACTATGTTTGTCTGCTGCTCGACGAGCAGCGTTACGTAAAACCTTGTGGCCCAGGAGAGACCTTAGGTGATCGACGACCATTAGGCCGACACCTTTCTCCTCTGCCCTGCTACCAATAGCTTCACCGATCCTTGTGCAAGTCTTTGCTCGTGCAGTGTATCTTTCAGTTCGTATTACGTGTCGTTCACAGAAGACACCGCCTTTATACGATCTGAAGGATTTTGATTTATTGGACTCAAGTCCGAGTGACGCGATGTTTTGTTCATATGCATCGCATACCGCCTCGGGCCAAAGCCCAATAAGATCATCACCGCAAATTTTGAAAGAGTTATGTGGCGCGCCCGCCTTGTATGCTGCGAAGGAATTGAGTATGTTGAGGACGGTCCACCCAGGACCGAGCCCCATCATCGCACCGCATGTAGTGGTTTTACCACCATCACATGAGTCGAACTCAAAACCTTTGATCACAGCTTCAACGGCGTCGTCCCACCACTCAGGTTTACCTGTGTGTCGTACAACTTCTTTCAAAACAAACCGAGCAAGATCGATCGAGATCGGGTCAGTTGACTTACTGAGATCGGCTGAATAGATCAGGAGTTCCCGAGCATCATGATTCTGCAACTTAACGTCTCTATTCCTTAAAACGTCGCGAGTGATCGCGAAGTTCTTCAGATAAGGCGTTAAGAATGCTGTCATAGCCCGGGAAATCAATTGTGTTGACGCGTTATTTATAGTCGCTACGCGGATCTTACCATCAGGCTGGATTATAGGTAGTAAACGAATGTTCTTTTGTGTTTTCGCAAGTGTTAATGTTTTCTTGAACATTTGCGGGAACGTTCGTTTTACTGCCTCATTAATCTTAAATTGAGCCATGGTAGGTCTGCGCGGATCCTTGAGATCGGTCTGAGCTTTCTTAAGCTCCTCGATCTCATTGCAAAAACCGTTATTATCACATTTGGTATCCAAATCGTACCAGCCGAGACCATATTCTGTTGCAAGCTCAAATCGGTAGTCGATAAGTTTATAACGAAGCGCTTCTAGCTTCTCAATTATCGACACCTCCCCTAACATCTCATAAATGATTGAAGC